ATGTCGGGCTGGATGAGGCGGAGCAGGTCGTCCAGGAGCACGCGGTCCCGGATGTCGGTGTTCTCCCGGTACCAGGCCCACGGGACGCGCGGGTAGCCGCCAGTGGTCCCCCGGGACACGGACACGAGGCGGGCCGGACGGAACGCGGCGAGCTGGGCCATGAGCGCGGAGCCGATGCAGCCTGTGCCGCCGGTCACCAGGATCACGGCGCCGTTCAGCTTTGCGGTCAGGGCGTCCTCGGGCACGGGGAGTTGCCGGTCTCGGATGGCGAGGAAACGTTTGTGCTCCACGGTCGCACCGGGGATTGCTGCGATGAGTGCCCGGGTGAGGTCGCGGAGCTCGGTACAGGCGGCGGAGCCGATGCGGACCTGGCCGGGCGGGGCGGCGGCCCGCATCGTAGCGATGATCCCGGCCGCCGTCTGCTCCACCGTGCCCCCGTTCGTCGCCGGGCGTAGCCGCCCGGATGCCCAACGTAAAGGACGCTAGCGGGAGGCTGCCGGTTTACCGGACGGGTGCTGCGCCTAGCCCATCTCGAACTCGAGCGCCACCTGCTCGGGCTGCGCACCATCCTCCAGGGTGGCCAGGTTCTTGACCGCCTGCCGGAAGTACGAGGGCTTGAGTTCTGCCCCGATCGCCCGGCGGCCTAGTTCGACCGCGCCATACGCCTCGGACCCGACCCCGAGGAACGGGGTAAGAATCGTCTCACCAGGGTTTGTCCGCAGGTCAACGAAACGCCGGATGATGTCAAGCTGGAGCGGGTGAACGTGCTTCTCGTCCTCCTCGTCACGGGACTCCCTGTATGGCAGGATCGCCATCTCGTCATGCTTGCCGAACTGGCCGAGCGTCCCGCGGATGTCATCCCATACGGATGAGGCGTACTGACGCCACACCCACTGTGAGTATCGGTTCTCGATCTGGTTACCCGTCCAGCCCTGGTAGCGCATGACGTCTGCTGGCGGCCTGCACGCCCCGTGGTAGGTGAGAAACCCGTTCGGGTGGGTTACCGGCACCGGATTTTCCCCGGACTTGCGGAAGATCAGCAGGTAGTCCGCCGACGCCAGCCCTGCGAAGGATGAGTCGTCCACGACTGTCTTGTGCGTCAGGTCCTTGACCATCGTCCTGTTGCGGACGGCGAGTGGCTCTTTCCAGATGGAGTGGCGGCCGACGTAGCCGAAACCATGCTCGGCGTGCATCCGAATGATGTCGCCGGGGAAGTCCGTGAGGGTGTCGCATCCGGAGTTGCCTGTTGGCATGTCCATGCAATGCACGGCGGTGATCCGGCCGGGCATCGTGAGCCGCGCGACCTCGGCGACGACGTAGCCGTAATGAGTGAAGAACTCGCCGTAGCTCCGGTTGTTCGACAGGTCACGTTCGCTGGAACTGTAGACGTACAGGCCGGCGAACGGGGGCGAGTACACCGAGCCGTGCACCGAGCCGTCCGGCAGGCCGGCCATAACGTCCATGCAGTCGCCGTTGTAAATCGCGTACCTGCCGGTGATCTCCTGATTTAGGACACCCATGATGGGACCTTCACTTCCTGGCCTGGGGTTTCGCTGCGGTTGACGGTCAGTGCGTCGCGCATGTGCGCGGTCAGTGATTCAAACATCCGGTCGGCCTGGACGGCTTTGCGCTCAAGATTCCTGAAGACGTTCGCGCCACCCTCGGTGGTGATGATGTCCACGAGCACCGGCCGCTCCTGGCCGAACCGCCAGGAGCGGCGGACAGCCTGGTAGTACTGCTCGTAGCTGTGGCTGGGGAAAAACGACATGCGGTGGCAGTGCTGCCAGTTGAGCCCCCACGCGCCGATCTTCGGCTTCGTGACCAGCACCCGGATCTCACCGCGGCCGAACGCCGCCAGCTTCTCCTCTTTCGCGTCCGTGGAGTCTGAGCCACTGACCTCAATAGCGCCGTCGATCAGCTTCGTGAGCATCTTGCCCTCGTCATTGAGCTGGCACCAAGCGACACCCGGACTGGCGTCCGCCAGCAGTTCCGCCGCCTTCTCGCAGCGTTCGGTGATGGTGCGCCGCGCTTCCTCGCGTTCCTCCGGCAGCCCGCGGGCGGGCACGTCGAACAAGGTCCCCTCCTTTACCTCGCTCGCCTCAACCAGGTGACGCCGGGCCTCAAGCGGCGGCAGCGCGAATCCGGTGTCGTCGAAGCCGAGATCTGACGGCTTGCGCATCGCCCTGGCCCAGGATGAAACCCACCGCCAGAACGGATCTTCGGCGTGGCCCTTGAACCGCCATTCCTGGCCCGCACTGGAACGCCACCGGCCGCCTATCGCCTTGGACGTCTTGTCCTTGTTGGTAAAGAACCGGGCCAGCATGTCCATGTGGCCGAGGTAGCCGAGAGCCTCACTGGACGTACCCAGCTCAACGTAGTCGTTCGGCGCGGCGGTCGCGGTGCAGAGCAGCCGGTAGGGCATCGTGCGCATGAACTCGGTGACGATCGCGCGGCGCTTGCCGTCAAACGCCTTGATGGCGCTCGACTCGTCGCAGACGACCCCGCCGAACTGGGCGGAGTCGAAGTGCTCCAGCCGTTCGTAGTTGGTGACCGTCACCGCGGCCGGGATCGATCCGTCACGGGAGATGGCCGCCTCCACGCCGAACTTGCGGCCTTCGGCCTCGGTCTGGAACGACACGGCCAGCGGCGTGACGATCAATACCGGCCGTCCGGTGTGCCGCCGTACGTTCTCGGCCCATGTGAGCTGCATCGGGGTCTTCCCGAGCCCGCAGTCGGCGAACACCGCGCACCGCCCCATCCGGACGGACCAGTCTACGAGTTCACGCTGGAAGGGAAACAGGCTGTCCGGCATCCATAGCGGCTCAAACCCGGCCGCGCTGCCCATCTGGGCCTTGCGGGCGAGGAAATCATCGTAGGTGCCCATCAGTTCCCTTCCCCGTCGTCGCTGCCCTGGTCATCCGGTTCGCATGTCGGGTGGTAGCGGGCCCCGGCGGCGTAGTCGCGGGGGTCCATCGGCCACCCGCATCCGGCGGCGCACGGCGGCCCGTCACGGATGTCGGGGGTCATGCGGTCACCGCCGGCAGGCATCCGGGGTGAGCGCCGCCCGCCGTTTCCAGTAGCGCCAGTTTCCGGGACACGGCGGCCATCAGGTCACCGTGACCGAACCGGCCGCACAAGGCCAGCAGGGTCACCGTCACGTCGGCGGCCTCGGCGAGCACTGTCCCGGCACGCTCAGGGTGCGCCGCGTCCCGGCCTTCGGCGAGGATCGCGTCTGCTACCTCGCCGAGCTCGGCCATGGACTTCAGGGCGATGTCCTCGGGGGTGCACTCCGGGAACCGGGCGGCATGCCATGCGGCAGCGCGGTCCTGGAGTGCTAGCGGGTCGAGGCGGGTCACTGCTTCACCTCGGGCGAGGGCAGCCGACGACCGGGAATCACGCGCTTAGCCGCCTCAGGCGCGGGTTGGATCTCGTCCGGGTGCGCATCGGCCAGGTCCAGGAGACCGGTAAGCACCGCCTCCAGGGTGAAGCGGACTCCGCGCAGCCCGGACTGCCTGAGCGTGAGCTGGAGGAGTCGTTCGTGCATCTCTCCCGAGACCTTGATTGTCGTAGCCATGCGTTGTCCGTTCCATCGGCGTCATGTACTCATGGAACAATACTACCGTGATGGCGTCCGCATGACAGGGATTCACCCCTAACGCATTCACGTCGTGTCGCGCGTCCGGGTAAACCTCCCGCCTCCTCGCCGCGTCCTTTACCAGGGGTGGCTACACGGCTACGCCCGGTACCGACGGGGCGGGGGGGGGGCACGGTGGATCTCGTTGCGCGGACACTGCCTGACGGGGTGGCCACCGGGCCGATGCCCTGGCTCCGCGAGAGGCTGGCGATGCGTGACTGGTTCGAGCCGTTGCCGCCGCGCAAGCAGTACCGGAAGATCGTTGCCCTCATCCCCGCCTATAACGAGCAGGCATCCATCGTCGCCACCGTCGAATCACTCCATAACCAGACCAGGCCACCTGACTTGATTGTGGTTGCCGCGAACAACTGCACCGACCGGACGGTGGAGCTGGCCAGGGCCATCCCCGGCACCGTGGTCGAGGACCTCCAGTTCCCTGACATGAAAGCCAAGGCCAAGGCACACGCTCTCAACTACGCGTGGGACAAGTACGCCAAGGACGCCTACATGGTCATCGGCCTGGACGCCGACACCGTAATGCCGCCCAACGCGGTCGCGGACTGGCTGCATGAAATGGAGACCAGCCCTGACCTCGGCGGGTCATCCTCCCAGTTCACCATGCTGGGGGACGACTGGCTCACCCGCTTGCAGCGGTCGGAGTTCTCCCGCTGGTCGCAGACGTCCATCAAGAAGGGGTTCACCTCGGTCCTGGCCGGCACCGGGTGCGCCATCCGGGGCGAGGCCATGCGGGAGGTCGCCATGCTTCCCGACCGGGAAGGCCCCTGGAGTTACACCAGTGCCGTCGAGGACTTCGAGCTGACCTATCAGGTGCGCAGGCACGGCTGGCGCTGCCAGGTGTCTCCTACCGTCCCTGCGTACACCGACTCCATGAAGACCATCCACGCGTTGTGGGGCCAGCGCATGAAGTGGTCGGTAGGCACCGTGCGAGACCTCCTCGGGTTCGGTTTCAACAAGCTCACCTACCGGGACTGGGGGCAGCAGGCCCTCGGGCTGCTGTCCGCGTTCATCAGAATCCTGTGGGTGCTCTTGTGGGTGGCCGGCGGTATTACCGGGGAACTGCACCCGAACTGGACCTGGTGGGTGTTCACCGGCTACTTCGCGGTAATGGACTTCATCGCCAGCATGAAGATTCCGGGCCGGGACAAGACAGACGTCCTCATGGCCGTCCTCCTGGTCCCCAACGAACTGTTCTCCTGGATTCGGGCGGGCTGGTTCCTGGCGTCCTGGTGGTCAGTCCTCACCGGCCGGGACAAGAACAGGAACCTGTGGGCGGCGCAGTACTCCGCAGAAGGACTACTGCCACCCGAGTCGCTGGCTGAAATAGCTGCGGCCTGAACCGAAAAAGGGGAAATCATGTACAACGCCTCACTGGTCCCCGGCGCAGGCTTCTCCGGCATCGCCAGCGGCACTGCCTTCGCCACCGGGTACAACCTGGTCGCCTACGTCATCCTCGGGGCAGCCGTGATCTTCATGGTCACGGCCTTCCGTCAGATCCTGCCCAGCCGCAAGCCCAGGGCAGGCGGGTAGTGCGTTTCCTCGGCCGGGCGGCTGTCCTGTTCACCACTTGCCTGGCTGCGCTCGCTATCCTGGGAGTCGCCGGGTGGGGGGTGAACAAGGTGGTCCGCGCCGTATTCCCCTCCAGCGCCGCTGTCCCGGTGGACGCGCTGGGTCTGGGGCCTGCCCCTGCTTTGCAGCCCGTCGCCCTCGTCGTCGCCACCCCGTCCTCCATCCCTGTCCTCGTCTACCACCAGATCGACACGGGGTGCGCTCCGCTGGCGGCGCAGTGCAACAGCACGGAAGTGGAGACCAGCAGCGAAAAGCAGTTCGGTGAGAACCTGAACTGGCTCTACCGGCAGGGGTACCGGACCATCACCATGTCCCAGTACGTCCTCTGGACGGAAGGGAAGCCGGAAGAACTGCCAGCCAAGCCGGTCCTGCTCACCGCGGACAACGGCGTCGAGGGCTTCCTTACCGCCGCGACCCCGCTGCTCCAGCGGTACGGGTTCACCATGACGGCCATGGTCGTGACAGGGTTCGCGAACGCGGCCACGACCGACCAGTGCGCCCCGCCCAGCATTCATGCCGGCGCAAAGGTCGTCTCCGTGCAGCCTGCCTGCCCCGCCGGCAACGTGAACTGGGACGCGACCTGGGCTCAGCTCAAAGCGCTGCCCTCCCGTACCTGGGGCTTCGCGCTGGAGGCAGGCACCGCCGGGCACTACGTGCAGGACTACGACCAGAGCTGCCGGGTGTTCCTGGCCTGTGCCGAGCCCGGGGAGACCGCTGCGCACTATGAGCGGCGTGTTACTGCGGAGTTGGGCAACGGC